TATGCCTGTTGCCTTTTCGCCTATTCTACCGCACTTTGTGCTCTTCGCCAATACCCCATACTCAATTTGACAAATACTCACAGCTGTGATTATAATTGGGCACCTCACAATTCACAAGCTGAAAGGAGCTTGCTGTGTCAAATAACCAGTATTCAATTCGAGTGGCAGACATGGTGCCCACGTTGGATCACCTGTATGCCCACGCGCGGCGGCACGCGGTCATGTTTGTCGGGCCGACTGGCGTGGGCAAGACAGATGTGGTTCGTGCGTGGGCCGCTGCGCATGGCTTCACCGAAGCCAATGGCAAGTTGTGCGTGGTTCACGCTGCGCACATCGAGCCGACGGACGTGTATGGCATTCCGATCCCAGATCGGCGTTCCGGCACGACCGACTTCTACCCCAATGCCTTCTGGCCCTGGGGCGGCGGCATCCTGTTCCTCGATGAACTCAACCGCGCCGCAATCGCCACGCTCAACGCATTGCTTCAGGTCGTCCTGGACAAGCGCGTTGGAGCCAAACGCCTGCCAGATGACCTTTTCATCGTTGCGGCGGCCAACCCACCCGGCGGATCGTATCACGTCACACCGTTGTCCTCACCGATGGTGGGCCGCTTCGCCATCTACCACGTTGACGCCGACCCTGATGGCTGGCTGGCGTGGGCGGCCCGGCGCGGCATCCATCCAGTGGTGCAAACTTTCATATCGCGTAACCGCGATGCGCTCAACACTGAGGACGATGGCGCGGCGCAGCAACTCCTGCCCGTGCCCAATCCGCGAAATTGGGAGCGCCTGCACGACGCCTTGAACGGGGCGCGCTATCCCAAGGACCTCGGCGTCGCCGACCGCATTCTGCACGGTATCATCGGCGCGTGCGTGGGCCAGGCGATGGGGTACAATTTCCTGACGTTCTGGCGCAGCATCGATGCCATTCCAGAGCCGGAAGACCTGTTCTCCGGCAAAGCCAAACTGCCCAAGAAGCTTGACCATGCCCTGGTCGCGGGGTTCTCGCTGGTATCATGGTTGCAGTCGAAGGTCGTCTCCGGTGCGGACGCCGAGACGATGGTCACCACGCTCCTGCAACGCCAGCTTGACGACGGGTGGGACGGTGAGGTCGTCACAGCCATGACCATGCGCCTGGCGAGCGCGCAACCCGGCGCGACGCTGACGGCGCTCACGCGCGCCCAATCCAAAGATGGCAAGACATTCGACGACCAGTATGGCGACGCTGCCATACAGGTTTCCAAGGAACTGGAAGCGGCGGGGCTGACCAATGTATCGTAAGCCAGTGCTGACGCAGGAACAGATTGCGCAACTGCCGCGCGACGCGCAGGAGGCGTATCTAAAGCGCCTGGTGCCCACCCTGCGCAGCGGTATGACGATGGTCATGCCCTACTTTGCACTCTTAACCGCAAAACTGGCGCTACGGCTAGCCAAACCAGGCCAACTGGCCAAGGATACCGCCGCTGGGCTAGCCAGCGACGGGCGCACAGTCTGGGTCAACGAAACATTCCTGGGCATGGATATCCCAGAGCAAGTCGTGGTGCTGTGCCATGAAGTCGTACACTACATCCTGCGCCACAACGAGCGGGCGCGGCATTACCAATCCGAACTTTTCAACGTGGCGGCAGACCTAGTGGTCAACAGTTTGCTACAGCGTGGCGGGTTGCGCCTACCCGAAGGGATGCTCACGCCTGAACTGCTGCGCCGCATGGTGCCGGGGCTGAAACTGACAACCAATCAGGTTGCCCGGATGACCGCTGAGCAAGTGTATCTGACCTTGCAACAACAGTTGCCGCCAGAGGACGCGCCAAGCCCACAACCGCCTTCTTCATGTTCTGGCAACGGCGGCGGTGCCAGTAGCAAACAGGATAAGTCACAGGATCAGGACAGCGATGACCAGCAAGATCAGGACGCCGATGACAGCGCCCCCAACCAGGTGTTGAGTGCGACTAAGCCCGGCCATGACCTGAGCACGGCGCATCGGCCCGGCGCGGATGACCTGGGCGACGATCCCATCCCCGGCGAGGAATGGGGCACAATTGCGCGCCAGGCAGACGACGACCTGAAACGCCTGTTTCCAGGCACCGACGCGGGCCATATCCTGCGCGATGTCCTGGGCACAGCGCGCCCTGTCCCGCCGTGGTGGCAGGCAGTGCTGGCCTATGTTCGGCCCACCGCAGAGGAATACTCGCTGAGGCGGCCCAACCGACGGCATATCTGGCGCAACAGTTACCTGCCGGGCCGGAACCCCATCGACCCATTCGTCGTCGTCGCCGTGGATGTGAGTGGGTCGATCAGCAACGAGCAGGCGTCGGACTTCGTGGCGGACATCCGCGCGCTTCTGGAGGGGCTGCACGTCATCGTGCGCCTGATCGCCGTGGATACTGAGGTCCGCTATGACCAAGTGCTCAAACCGGGCGAGCCAGTGCCAGAACGCCTGCCCGGCGGCGGCGGCACGAACTTCAAGCCGTTCTTTCACATGATGTCCGAAGAAAGCATCCCGCCTGAGGTCGTCGCGTTCTTGACCGATGGCTACGCCTACTACCCCGACGAAGCGCCAGCGTTCCCAGTGGTATGGGTGCTGACGCCAGAGCACGAGAGGCCGCCGTTCGGGGAGATCACGTACCTGGAGCGCGCGCCTGCCGGTGCGGCCTTGTAGGCTGCGCGGCGCTGTGTATAATTGTCATGAAAGGAGGTGCTTATCCCACAATCGCTGTGTCGTTCAATCTCATTTTGTCCGTTACCTATATAGGAGAAGAATACTATGACAGGCCTGGATAGTTGGGAAGATATCTCAACCGAACCCGAACCGCAGGAAGCCCCTACGCCCATCGAGGCGCGCTATGTCCTGTTTTCAGGCGGGCGCGGCCCGGTCGAAGAGCCGACAGGCGCGCCTGGCTCGGACGAAACGGTCATGAACATCTACGTGGACATGACCGATGTGGTCACGGCGCTGGAGGTCCGCGAGGAACGCTTCAGCATCAAGGCCAATGCGCAGAGCAAACTCATGCGTTTCCTGGCATCGGCCAAGGAAGCGGCTGAGGCAGCTGGCGCGCCCATCCCGGAGACGTTGCGCCAACTGATCGGCATGGTGTGCTTGGTCGAATGGGAGGTCTTGCCCATCGACATTGCCGCTGGTCGGTACTGGCAGCTGCCCCAGGTCCGCAAGGTCTTTTGGTCACCCGACGACGGCGAGTACGATCCGACCAAACCGGACGCCACGCAGCCCATGAAAGCTATTGCGCTCGCGCTGGCGGACGCGGAGGCCAGCGGCGCAGATATGCCAAAGGCCGAGGCGAAAGCCAAGCCTGACAGCAAGACCCCGACTGTGGACGATGTGGTGAAGATGATCGAGAAAGCCATCGATGCGGACACCCGCAACAACCTGGACAAAGACACGCTGCTTGTCGTTGCACAGGCGCGCGTCACCGGTGTCAGCGACAAGCTGCTTGAGGAAGCCGTCGCCAAGATCAAGGCGTAGCCAGATACGCTGTGCAAAGGATGCTGGGCATGGGGAAAGCGAGGTGTGGTATAATGAAACCACGGAGTGATTACTCATGCCCAGTGTGCTTATCGACAGCAGAGAACCGGCTGATCTGTACACCCAGATCAGCGTGGAGTTCCTCGCCATGAAAGGCGTCGAAGTGTACCCACGCTTGCCCTTGCCAGTGGGCGATGCCCTGATCGTGGGCCAGCACGCCACATACTACGTAGAGCGCAAAACGACCCGCGACCTGGCGGCATCACTGACCGATCAGCAAGCCAATGGCCACTCGCGCCTGCGCAACCAGATCGAGAAGCTCAGCGGGATTGCGCGCACGACAGATGCAATCCCGCTGCTCGTCATACATGGCGACGCGCCCACGCGCTCGCGCAAGGGTAACCTGGCATGGCATGTGCGCGGGCAAACCATCGTCTCCGAACTGAACTTTTGGTCGTTTCAGATGGCGATTGCCAGCATTGCAGTGAACTCACCGGTACGGGTAATCCCACTGTGGAACGCCTCGTACCCGCAGTTTCTGACGTATCTCATGCGCGCCGCGAACAAAGCGCGGCACGCATTCGCAAACGTCGCGTAGCCAGATAGGAGGATATCATGGCTGTCGAAGCGGCAATTCGTGCCGCGTCCGTCAACATTACAAGAGCCATTTGTTTGCTCGTCGCTGCACAAGAGCGCGCCAACCTCATCGCGGCAATCCAGGCCACGGGTGAGCCACTCCGCCCCAACAGGTTCAGGAAACTTGTGAAAGGAATTGAGAGTTCCCTGAACGACGCGCTCGCAATGGCTAAAGCCTCGGATGGCGCAGATGGCTAAGACACTCCCATCCACGGCTCTGGCCCCAAGCGGGACCGAGCAGCGCCCAGATATGAGTATCGTAATAGGCGACTTGCTAGGCCAAGAATACCGCCGGCAGGTCGCACTGGGCGATATCGGTTTTGCGCGCGAACTCAACGTGGTGGGCGGCAAGATCAAGCCGGGCAAGGACGCCATCGCACAGTTTCGCACGCTCATGAACGCGCTCCAGATACCGATGACATTCAACGGCACGGACCTGATCCTGGGCATCGTCATCGATAAACAGGTCCGGCCTCACGTCACGGTCGAGGGCGAACTTGCCGTCGCTATCCGTGACCCGCGCGAGCTATACGCCGTCATCACCGACGCCGATCACAAAGTCGGTGAGGGCGGCGCATCGGTCGTGGTCCGCACCACACTACGCTATCGCGGCCCGACTCGCGCGGATGGGGAGCGCGTGCCGCAGGAATTCAGCGCTACGGACACCGTGTTCCTATCCGACTACCATGCCTTCATGGGACGCATGGAACAGGCCGCTGCAGATCTGGCCATGCGCCGCCTGCTCGGCAAAAGCGATGCCAACACCACACCATCTTTCCTGACATCAGGTGCGGTCAAGGAAGCCACCGACTTTCTCACCAACGTCCAGAAGCAACTCAACCGGGGCCGCGCCTTCGCGCTCCGCACCGCGCGCACACACAGCTTGCGCTTAGCTCTCCGCGAGGCGCGCGGCCGTCTGCCCATCGTGCCTATGGCGGGCTACGACCTCCTGGAACGCATCGAGCTATCGGGCCGTGCCGACCTGTGCCGCGTCATGCTGGGCACGGGCTACTCCGAGCTTGACATCATCGATCTGGCCGATGGCTACTGGCCGAAGCACATCCAAACGCTGGCGGACATCCCGGACGACGGCGCGGAATGCACAACCTTCTACCGAAAGGTCGTCATGGGCAACTTATAGCAAGTGGGGATTGGGGCAATGGGGAACGCAAACGCAAACGCAAACGCACAAGCAAACGCAAACGCAAACGCAACTGATAAACGCAAGCACGCACAGAACCGAGCTATAGCCGAGAAGAGGAGTTTATCGTGGCCAGCCAGAACCCCAAGAACAAAGCCGTTAACTTTCGCATCACTGAGGACCTGGATGAGGCAATTTACGAGTTTCAGGACAGCAACAGCATACGGACATACTCAGAAGCCGTGCGCACGCTTTTGGAACTTGCGCTCGTTCAGGTTGCACAGAACCCGAACGCGGCACAGCGCCTTGCGGCGTCAGCAACTGCACGCCGTGCCGCGCACGAGCGCGCAGCAATGGAAGCCTCGCTCAGCGCAGTGGCGGATAGCACTGACCTGTATCGGATGACAGGCGATGAGAGACATTTGCGCAAGATCATCGAACTCACTGCACCATATCCCCACGCGCCACTACACCATGACATCGCCGTCGCTATCACTGCACTTGGCGCAAATGGCAGCACACCCTGACATTATGTCAAGTGCCACAGAATGGGAATCAATATATATAGGGCCGCTCACCAGAGCGGCCCTATAGCAAAGAATTAATTTGCGAGAAGAATTAGGATTTGTAATGCAGAAAAAAAACATGTAAACATAATACATTTTATGTCAACCAAGGTCGGTTTGAGGCCAGAAAGCAATAGATTGATGCAGCAACACAACAAAATACACAAAAACCAGAGGTCCTTTCATTATATATATAGGGATTTGAAATCGAGGTTTTGTAAAATGTTTACATGGTCAAAATTTTGCAATACAAATTTTAAATTTAACCCATGTTAAACCTGTCACTTGACATAAAACTAAGGAAAATTAACACAAGGCGCAATCTCAATTATTGCCTAAAAGGGAGGCAAACCGAATGGACGCACTGACCTATCTCGCGCACTTGCTGCTCATCATCTATGTCGCCTCGGCCACGCTGATCTGGTTCACAGACCTGGCCCGGTATTGGGATAAGCGCTGGGACGACGATGGCAAGACCCCTATGCTTGCCAACCACATCATCACCGTGATCGCCGTCACTGTCGTCGCCCTGGCGTCGCCCCTGATCGCCGTCATCGATCTCTGCGTCAAAGGCTACACCACGTTCACCCGTGCGGGCGACCATGACCAGCGCACGCGCGGCAGATAGCAAAAGGCCACGCCTTGGGGAAGCGCGGCCTCTCGCGTGAAAGGAGGATATCGCTGTGTCTATGTGTTATAATAGATGCATATGGCAAAAAAGTCAAGACTTTCAGAAAGGAGGAATGCCAATATGTGGGCCGTTCTAATCATCATTGCGGCACTGGTGGTGCTTGGGGCACAGACAGCCGCTGCGACGCCGGGCGATCTGATCGCCAAACTGACCGCCGGCATGGGTTACTTCTTTTGCGCCTTTGTCGTGGGCCTGATCGCCACAATTCAGGCCAGCAAGACGACGCGCGAGTAACCTGCGCCTGACCCAACCAATAAAAAGGAGTTTCATGCTGTGTCTACTGCCATTCCGTACACTGACGCTACCACGCTTGATCTTGACGAAATACTGCACACACTCAATATCGAGCGCACGGCCCGCCGCGCGCCGCACTTCCTGAACCAACTCATCGACGCCATAAGCCATGACGATCCGCAGGACCTTTTCTACCCTTCTGGCGGCGTGCCTGCCTATCCCAGGTTCCGCCCGGCGCAACGCATCCTTATCCCGGAACTGGTGCGCATCGCATTGCTGGAAAACAGCAACCGCACCGCCGGCCCGCTGCCCATCGTCATCCTGGAACTGCCGCCTGGCTCTGGCAAGAGCGATATCGTCACGCTTGCCACTTCAGCACATGTTACAGATATGGGCATCGCCGGCAGTGTCGTCACGGCCACAAAGGACCTCCAGCGCCAGTACGAACTGCTGGGCGGCGTGCCCCTCATGGGCCGGGCCAATTACCCCTGTGTCAATCAGGAGGTCGTCGATAAGGCCCTACTTGCCGGCGTGCGTCGCCTGATCACTGTCGATGACTGCCCCTTCGAACCCATGCTTCAGTGCCCGGTCAGCGACCGCTGCGAATACGTCCTTGCCAAACGCCGCACGCTCTACGCACCCTTTGCCCTATTTAATTATGCCTGGCTTTGGTGGGGCCACGCCTTTACCAAAACGCGCCTCCAAACCATGTGCGCCCTTGCTCATCTCCTGATCTACGACGAGGCGCACAGCCTGGACAGCATTGGCACGAGCATGTCTGGTATCACGCTATCACGCCGCGACCTCGACAAATGGAATTTGACCATGCCGCCTACGCTCAACGGCTCCTCATCCACGGTTCTCCACAAGGCATCCAACTGGCTTCAGTCAAACATCGACCTCATTGCCCAAAAGCGCCTCCAGGCCGCACAATACTGGGGTATCACCAAAGCCGACCCATCGGTCACCCATGAACTCATCAAACTCATGGAGCGCATGGAATACGTCCGCGCTTCATTGCCCATCCACGCCGCCAGCGCTGCGCGCTATCACGTCCACGCCGATCATAATGGTCTGGACCTGCGCCCACTGCGCCCATCCGATGCCCTAGCTGCCCGCTTCTTCAACCGCACTTTCCTCACGGACCTCACCACTATCGTTGTCATGAGCGCCACGCTTGGCCCCGTCGAAGGCGTGCTGGACCAACTCGGCATCGCCGACGACTATGCACAAGGGCGCATCAAGCTTTACACCTACACCGGTCCACACTTTATCCCGCCGGCGCACCGCCCGGTCTACTACATCGATGATGCGCCCAAAATCTCCAAGCGGTCCACCGACGCCGACTATGCGCGCCAGGCTGACTTGATTGCCCAGGCCATCCAAACCTATCATGCCCACGCCACACGCCAGCGCACAGTTATGATCCACACCGTGTCCTGGATGCACACCCGCACTCTCATTCGCTTGCTCCAGGCGCGCGGCGTCGCTACCATTACCCAGGACCGCGACCTCAGCCGCGCCGACGCCATCGACGCAATCCGCGACCTACCCGAAGGCTCAGTTGTAATCTCGCCCTCGCTCAACCAGGGCTACAACCCACTTCCCTCCTCCACGCCGGGTCTTATCATTATCGCCAAGACTCCGTTCCCGTCGCTGGCCGACCCCATCGTGCGCGAGCGCCAACGCCTGCCCGGCGGCGGCAGTTGGTACTTCAGCGAGGCCGCGAAAGAGATCGTCCAGGGCAGCGGGCGCGGCCTGCGCCTCGAAGGCGACCGCGCCATCACCCTTATCATCGACAAAGCTGCCAGCATGGTTTTCAAGCGCTTCCCACAATGGTACGCCGCCACACTCGCCAAAATACCCGCCATCGCCGTCGATAGCGCCATTGTGAGTTTTTGTCAAACTCCATGAGCTATGATACAATATTGCAACACGACACAGGAGGCCATCCATTATGGTTGCCTAACCAGTCCATATCCCATTAACCCGCATTCGCATATTTAGGAGGATATCAAGTGTCAGAGCCGCGCATCATTACCAATGCCAATGGGCCGGTGTCCGCGCTCGCGGGCGCATACGCTTACTACCGCGTCGCACTCACACTCACCGCGCCTATGCTTGGCACGGTCAGCGCCGACCCGGAAGTCTACCGCCAGTACGTCCTTGGTCCCGCGCTCGCCAAACTCCAATCTGCCCAGGACTGGCGCGTCCAGGCGGACGCCGACGAACTCGAAGACGAACTCAAGACGCTCCCGCCACTTCTCGATGAGGAAGGCGAACAGGTCCGTGTCCGCAGCACCTTCCACCGCAACGCCGACAACGAACCCTGCATTTATGGCTACCTCGTCATGGCCAACCTTCAGGAAGCGTGCCAGGTGCTCCGCATGGGCGACACAAAAGGGCCGGATGGCAAGCCGCTGGGTCTCGAAAGCAAGAAGCTCACGACATACCAGAAGTCAATCCGCACCAACTTATTCGTCCTGGCCCCACAGCGTCTCATTACACTCAATGCAGCAGGGGCCGAGTGGCCCATTCCCGCCGACCCTGCCGCGCCGCCCTACGACGCCAAGAACCTGCCCATTATGGTCCGCCCCCTGCGCGCCAATACGCCGCAAGGCCCGCGCGTCGCCATTGCCGCCAGTGACTTCGTGCCGGCGGGCACCACACTCAACTTCCACATTTCCTTGCTCAACACAGGCAAGGTCACCGAAGCCATGCTCATCGAGTGGCTGGACTACGGCGCGCAGCACGGCCTGGGCCAGTGGCGCGCCGCCCAGTGGGGCACCTACTACTTCGAACTGGAACCTGTGGATCGCGCCGCCGTCGCCGACCTGATCCGCGCGCGTGTGTCCCGCATCCCGTTCACCATGCGGCTGTGAGGTCACGATGTCTGGACCACAAGATACCTTAGGCGTCAACTGGCTCACCATGAAAGCTATCCCAGACTGGACCGTTGTCCTCAACGGCCAGACGATCCGCCGCCTGACGCGCGCAGGCCGTGCCTTTGACGCTGCCCAATCCCAATTTGCCAACCTGAAGCCGTCCCAGTACCGCCGCATCCACAATCGCCTCGTGACGGCCACCATCGCACGTGACTATGCCGATGACGCAGGTCTGGAACATCTCGGCGTCTACGACGACTTTGTGCCGCGCACTGTCACAACTTGGGCGCGCAACAACTTTGACAGCTTCGACCCGGATACCATCCGCGAGATCACCGCAGAAGTCAGCGCGTTCCGGCTTCAAGCCGAACGCTGCATCACACACTACCCCAAGAACCCTATCCTGGCGGCGTCAGTTTTCGAAGCCGCCGGATTGATGCTCTCCCGCCCCGCGCTGCAATGGGTCAGCGCCGAGCGCCTGGGCGTTCAAGCCGAGCGCCGCGCTGTGCCCACGCTCGAAGGCGAGCGCTTCCGCCTTACTATCAGCAGCGGCGTCTTCCACCAATTTCAGAATCTATACCACGCTTACGGCTCCGTCAGGCCGTTCTGGATGCTGCATCCCGAAATCATATCGGCGCAAATCTATGCCGTGACGCCCTGGGCTGACCTGCTCTACAAACTTGTCGTCCAGCAGCGCGACGCCGACGTGGCCATCCGGGTGCAAATCCTCGCCGAAAGCCCTGACGATCCAACTTCAATTCTTGACCGCCACGACGACCTGGACGCGCGCCGCGTGCTGGGCGCAACCCTGATCGCAGACGCCCAAACCGACAACCCAAAATACTGGGCCGTGGCCGGCGCGACGGGATGGGTCACACTCACGCCCTTCCTTGACACCGACGATGCCCTGGCCCTTGCCGAGGACCTCCGCGCTGCCCTCACGGATGCAAATTACGTACTTTCCATGACGGGTTCGCATACAGTTGTGCGCCAGCGCATAACCAGACTACATGAACTTGAGGACGCCCACGAAGCTGACAGCCTCAGCGGCTATGGCTACCCAGGCAGCCAGCGCTATGGCCCCGACCTGTACGCGCGGGACACCATCGAGCATATGATTACAGCGCGCAATGTCAACTGGCTGGCCGCACACCTCATCACCCTGGCTTACATCCAGTGGAGTTATACACCGGCAGGCCGTGCGGTCCTGCGCGAAATCTGCGCCAAGCGTGACGCCAAACGCGCCCGCTATGAGGCTGCTGCCGACACAGTCGCGCGCGATAACTACGGACAGTTTGGTTTCTTGGTCCGCCCCGACTAAATCGGGATAAACCCAAAGGAGCAATACATGAACGACCACGAGCAGCCTGACAACAGCGACGAAGAAATCTTCGACGAACTTCTGGAGCACCTGGAATGGGGCGATGTTGACCGCGAGCCAGAAGCCTACTCCACGCCGGTTGGGGTCGATGCCGACACTGCCGAAGTCATCGACGAACACGAAGTTGGCCTCAGGCTGGATGGCATCCTCGATGCCCTGGGTATGGGCACAAATACCCCATTTGCATTTGAGGTCAATTCGCCTGAGGGCTTCGTGAAAGCGATTCGCAATTTTGTCCTCGATCAAAATAAGCAGGGCATAACTTCGCTCAATACCGATGTCCTGGACGAAATCCGCACCGAAGCCGTGCCCGAATCGTTACAGCACGCCGTCACACTCATCCAGCGGTCTATCGACGAACTGGGTGTGCCGCCCGACTACGCCAACTTCGACCCGGAACAGACCGAGGACCACGAGCGCGCCGTCTTCGCGCTGCACTCCGAACTCACCAATCTCCTGATCCTGCTCGAAAGCTCCGCCATATGTTCAGCCATTCTCAACGCCATGATCGACAATGTACACGATGCATACCACGACGAAAGCAAGACGGCGGATATCAGCCCATGCGTTTTGGCCCACGTCATGGGCGCGGTTATGATCCTCACTGACAGGATGGGCAAAAGCATCATGACGGTCTTCGAACTCATGAAGGTCATGCGCACCGGCTCCTCCATCTTCCCTTTACTGCGATATTTCGAGGACACTTTTGGGGACCGCACCAAGGGAGGCACGCCATAATGCAGCCGCTGGACATACTAGACCCCACCAACCACGACGTGCTTGACGATTTTGAGAACCACTTCGACTATGCCAGCCTGGAGGCGTTGCCGGAACGCTTCCGGCCCTGGGTCGATCAGGCGCACGCCGAGTGGCGCGGTGATGACACACCACACATTGGCATCTTGCACTTATTCGACGGCACGCAATTCGGCGCGCATCTTTGCACCAGCTGCGTGCGCCATCTCAGCCATATCTGGCGGCTGCACAGCCTCTACGCGCGTCTCAAACTTCTCGCCGGCCTCAGCGATGCGCCCGACCGCGACGCCATGCCACTCGAAGTTGCGCTGCAACTCCTGATCGGGTCACACTGCACCGAGCACGCCCCGCGCCTGGGCCGGCTGACGCAACTTGCCCAACTTATCACCGACGGCGACACTAACGCCATTCAAACCATAATGGCCACAAGCCGCACCTTGCGCGACCTATTTTCCAGTGACGAGGCGCGCATCCAGGGCGCAATAATCTACATGACGCAGCAAATGTCGAATTTGCTTAGCTACGATATTTATGATGCATCAATCCGTATACGCGATGTTGCTTTGACCCATCGTATCTTGGGGTTTTTCGCTGCGCGCGTATACGATCCATCTTGTAGCGATGAGGACTTTCGCCTGGGTTTGTACGCCAGTTTTCTTGTTGTTGTTCTACGCAGCTGCATATCTGATACTCATGCGGGTTCTATTCATGGCCGATATACAATTTCGATGGGCTACGAACTCGATGTCCACGCTACCCTGCTCGCCGCCAGCGCCGGCGCGCGCTTTGCCCTATCTAGCCTGGGTCACCGCGCTCTTGCCCAAGATACACAAGGCCGGTACGCGCGCGCATCCTACTTGGTCGCCACGCTGCTTCTGACGGGCGTCAATCAGGCCAATGACCTCTTCGCCCAAAGCAACCTCACCGGCCTGTTCGATGATATCACGCGCCACGCGCCTGCGCCGCCTGCCGGCCCGGACCTCGACGCTTTCCTTTTTAACATTGCTGGCCGCCACCAATATGCGGGCCGCCCCGACCGCTTGCCTGTTATCCTATCCAATGCAGTTACCGAAGCGCACAAACGCCTGCGTTCTGGTCGCAAGCGGCCCAACGAGCTATCGCTGGATCTGTTCAATAACACGAACGCGCCCATCTCAGTCCTGCCACTTATCGAGCGCACTATCCGCGCAACCCAAGGTCAGGAAACGGCACCAGAACACTTCGTGATCTGGACCACCGACGCACTCTGCACGCAAGGCGCTTTCCGCGATCAGGCATGGATTGTCACGGGTCAGCAAATGATGCAGTTTGCGCCAAACGTGACACGACACGTCAGTTCCACAATCCTGAACGATCAGTCATGCCTGCTTTCCATTTTTTACTCACCCCGGACCGGCTTCGTGAGTTCGGCCCGCAACTACCATTTATACGACGACAAGGGCCTCCCGGATGCATGCTTTCTCCAGATTGGCGTGCCGAGCATAGTAAACATCCACGACCAGGATTTTGTGCATCTCGAAGCCGGTATCGCTGCGCCCGGCGCAGACCCCCTGCTGCCCGTACCCGCCGCGCGTGTTATATGCCTGTTTCCCAATCTACACCTCTCGGTGCCGTCGCTCTTATTCCCTGATTTCTACACCCCGGCTAAAGCCGGGGCAACTGCGCCAACCCAATCTGTCTCGCCCGTCACGGCAAACTTCGTCATGGGCGCGCTCGCATGTTCCTACTTGATCACTGGCCAGCGCGGTGGGGACACCTGGCGGACCGGTCTGCACGCGGCGCTGCAACAATATGCGCGCCGCTATCCTGATCAGGACATCGACGCTACGATATCCAAATTGGCCTCGGCTTTTCTGGGTTACATGCTGGCCGTCATCCGCGCATTCCAGCACGCCCGCTTCAACTCGGCCACACCACAGAACATGACGGATCATTTCCTCGCCGAGTTCGGCCCTGCACTCTTGCACGGCGTCAAAGACCCCGACACAGTACAGCCCATTTATGACGCGCACATCACGGCCTTTGGCACTGATCACACTTTCATCTACCTGCCCTTCGACAAGGCCAGCAGTGCCTTCGAGCACTATGTTGGATGGTCGCGCCTGGGGCCACGCCGCGCCGCATGGCAGATTGAGCATTCCAGCACCCTAGCCTGAGACAAAAAAAGAGGGCTGACCCCGAAAGGTCAGCCCCGCGAACCAACACCCGAACCCCGGCCCCGCCGGAATTACGCCAGCGCCGGCATCTCATAGAAGAGCGCTACCTCCTCCCTGAACGTGTATACCAGGCCGACGAACTCCCCGTTGCCCACAGCCTCGCGCCGCGTGATGACCGGCCCGTAGTCCACGAACCAGTCATCCAGGATAAGCTCCATCTCCGTCCGCAGCCAGCCGCCGCGCGCTTCCGCCCGCACCTGGTGCAGCCCATCGCCGCAGATCGTCAGCTGTATTGGCTGCATCCCGTTCTTTCGCGCCCGATACGGATACAGTTTCACCGGGATGGGGATACCCCAGCCCCCGGCGCACGCGGCCTGTCGCACCACATATACAGGGCACGCCTGCATATGCTCGATATTCCCATCCCGCGCCGGCACACCGCAGTAGCTGCACTGCGGCGTCTCCGCGTCCGCATCCGCGCCGGCCAGCGGCCCGTGAACCAGCGCGCGCACGGCTTTCTCGAACCCATTCCACTCACCTGCAAACAGGCGATCTTTCTCGAACACAGCGATTTCCTTTCTTATCTTATTGCCTAACTTCACGAACCCGAATGCTGCATCGCTTCCCAGTCCGGCTCACCTCCTATCCCAAATTGCACCACGGCCAGCTGCGCCCACTCCCGTATTGCCCCATCGTACCTGAGCACGGTCATATCACAGCGCGCCGGATCGATGACATACGCATACCGCAGCCACGTCACTGCCGGCGTCAGCACGCCATACGCATCGCCGCGTGCCGGCTGCCACGAGTGCTTGCGCCACGCCGGAAACGCCACCGGGCGCACTGCCATAAAGATCGGGCTGCGCAGCCCGATAATTGTGCGCCATCCATCCGGCGCACTCTCATTTGCGATGAGATGCCGCAACATCCACGCCAGCGCCATCTGCCACCGCTCCGTTTTCGTGATCTCGGTCCACCCTGACTGAAGTCGGGGCCACCCGTCCGCTGGCCCACCCGTCGCGGCCTGGCTAACCATCGCATAGTACATCATGGCGGCGTCCCACAGCGCCACGCCCAGCCCCGTCGGGTACGCATCATACTCATGTACCACGCCGGCCCACAGTCCCTTTTCTCTCTCAGTCCACCGCGCTATCGCGCCCGCCGTAGCCATCCCTGACGCCTCCTTCCCGCCTTAGCACTGTCTCGAAGTGCCGCGCCCTTGTCTGAACCTGTTCCACGGCAGCCATCATACCCACAAACGTCAGCCAATCCATGCCGCTCAGCGCCGCCCTGAAATCGCACACCTGCGCGTGCGTCTCCAACTCCGCCTGCGCTGCTCTGGCTGCATCGGCCAGGACCGTTAGTGTACTTAGTACAATATCCAGCTGTTCACTGTTCATTGTCCTCGCTCTCCTTTTCCACAAGTATGGCCTCTTCGCTGTGCGGCACTTCTTGCTGCCCGCATATCGGACACCAGCGCGGCGTATCCTTACGCCTTTTCAACTGCCGCTCCCAGTCCCGGCCCGCGCCGGGCCACACGACGACCACGCGCCACGCAATGCCTTGCGCGCTCACCGCAGCCATCAACTTGCTGCCGTTGCCCGCCCGATGCTCCTTCATGCGCGCCTCCAGGTCGGTCGTATACCCGATGTAGTGCTGCGCGCTCCCATGTGGATTGCTCACATCGCCCACAGGCCGGTCGAAGTGTATCATGTACACGCACTTGCCCTTGCCGATCATAGCGTCATGCTCCTTTCACCGAGCAACACCTCGTAATGGCGCTGCGCCCGCGCCAATTCGGTCATCTCCGGCCACTCGCTGCCAAAGATGGCCTCGAACAAATGCACCGCATACTGCACTTCGTCCATCTCGCCCTGTGCCTGGTCCCGGAATATCTCCTTGACATTCTGCCACAGCTTGAGGCGCGCCAGTTGAAACCATGCCCCACTGCGCCACTTTTTCACCATATAGCGCACGCCGCCTTGCCACCGTGCCCCAACCAACTCGATTGGCTTCAGCACGACCGGCGGCGCGTGATCCAGCACCACCACCTTGGGCGTGACCGTCGTATACCAACGCCAGGAATGACTATCCCAATTCCAGTCGTGGCTTTCCTCGATCCGCGCATACATAATCACCCTGCCCGCCAGTGCGAATACCCACAGGTCATATACGCGCCACGCCTCAATCGGCACCTTGCGCCGCTCGGCCCATCGCAGCGGCTTGCTGCGTAGATACCGGCCCCACATCACCGAACTGGCCGCATCCATGAGGTGCGCGGCCAGCAACTCATACGCCGATAGCTTGCATAACTGCGACGCCCAATCGACTTCCCCATAGACCAACCGCAAGGCGAGCCACACCTGCATCTCGTTCAGGTTGCGCATCAGCAAAGCCGCCAGCGGCCTCGTATCCTCGCGCCCGCACAGTACCTGCGCGTAGTGTGACCCACGCCCCCATGAGTATTCAAGCTCCTGCACCTTGCGCCCGTAGTAATCAACTTGTGGCAGTTCAGGCAAGTTGCCGCACACAGCATCCAGTAACTCAAACGCCTGATTTCTTTCCACGTCGCGCTCCTTTCATCTTGCCCCGGCGCGGCTCACAGTGGCAGCGCCTCCTGCGGTTCGCCGACACAGTGGTAGATATCGAAGAACATTTTTCCCAGGAACAAGCGGTAACAGATCAACCATGCGCCAATTGGCAAAGTAATGCGTTGGTTCAGCCGCATATCGCTTCCGGCGTGTAGCGCATCCTGGTTGTTGAATCGCGCACCTGTTTCCTTGCCGCGATAGTACACTCGATACGTTTCGCCTTCACCCGTGATGGTATACCAGGCTGTGGAAACAGCATGATATGTCACACTTTTCCCAACAACACGCGCTTGTTCAGCATACCGCTTGACCCACTCTCGTACCCCATCGGGAAATTGCGCAAAGAACTTCTTCGACGCCCTGACGGTCTTCGGTGCAAGTATATAGCCGCCGCCATACATGATGAACTCCTTTATCTACATGCCGGTCATAATCTGCGCTTGCCGCGCCGCGCTTCCGCGCTGTGAAACATCGACCGATCCGCCGCGCCCACTTTCCGGCTCGTCGCCACCACCTCGGCGCGCGGCTCCACGATGGGCCGGTGTTGCCGCTCGGCATCCGCCATATCCAACCAGAAGCTCAGTGAGCGCCCCACCAGCCCCGCCAGCGCTTCCATTGCCGCCATCACGTGGCTGCACGCGCATTCTGGGCTTTCTTTGGGCCGGTGCTGGCCCCACGGACAACTGCACCGCGTATGCAGCAGCCCACGCGCATCATTCCACACGCGCACGCTATACCACACACTTTCATCCGACCCACTCTGCACATAGCAAAACGCTGCCTGCCGGCTCGTGCTCATGACGCGCACCACCATTCCGCGCGACCGTTCCTGTAGCTGCTTCACGTTTACCACGTGCCGTAGCCACTTCCCAATCTGCGCGTCCGACCACACATATCCCTCAGTCATCCGAGCACCTCCAGCATCTCCGGCGCGCAGCCTTCCGCCAGCGCCTCGACCTGATGCAACAGGTCCACATAATCCACGTCCACAATCTCGTCAAATGTGAACGCAACATCGCTGCCCGCACCTATCTGCCGCTCGGCCTCGATGATCTCGGTCAGCACGACATCCATTAACGGATGCACGGCCAAAATCTTCGACTGATACTTGTACGCCGTGCCGAGCGCCCTTTCGTCGCCGCTGGCCTGGAAGCGCTGATACGCGCTTTCCATAAACTGAACCAGCAACGCCACCCTTCGGTACGTGAAACTCGTAATCTTTTCCGGCTTTGGCACACGCACTCTCACCGCCATGACTATGCTCCTTTTCCCCGGCCATGCCGGGGTTAGCCCATGCCCCAAACGAATACTTGCACTGGGGCGATTGCTTTAACAAAGGGTTGCTGGGGGGAAGGACTTGCACCTCCGCGCTGCCGCCGCAGACACACAAACCATCAGGTTGCGTCTTCCGTCACTTGGCTTGTGCATTCCTCGCCCTTTTCGGTTGCTCCCAGCCTCATAAATGACAAGGGGCCTTTCTCCAAGGCCCCCTACGCATATACGCTCAGTACTTGACGCCCGTGCCTCTATCCTTAACAAAATCTTCGAGCGCCGTGATTTGCGCCAGCTTGCCCAGCGCCTCGGCCCGCTCTGGCGGATCGCCATACTCAATCGCCTTATCGCGCTCCTGTACTCTGGCAGCATATGCATACTCGGCCATCCAACCAGGCACGGCTTTTTCCAGGCGCGCAATCTTGGCGTCCGCATCCTCTGGCACATCCAAGAACTTGTTTGCGGCTTTGGCTAACTCATCGACGCCGCCATCTGCCCTCAGTTCCGAGATGTGGTACTCCCGGTACGAGCCATCCGCGCGCCGCACCTTCACGAACCCATCACTTGTGAAGGGGGACACGATCTCAACTGGCGTCCCGAACTTTGTGTAGATCACGCCTCATCCTCCTCGCCGAACTGTGCCACGAACTCCTCGATCTCGACCCAATGGGCCACAACCAGGGCTGCCTTGACCTGACCGAACCTGAAGTCGAACCCATTGCCCAGCGGCACCATCAGGATCAGATGCCCTTTGAACTCACCGATGGTGTCCACACCGAAAATGTCATCGATGCGCCCCTCGGCAAACGCCTGCACCATATCCCGATGGGCCAGCACTGCCTGCGCTTTGGCAACCCCAAAACTGAAGGGCCGCCCTTCGGTTGGCATCACGATCACCGGCTTACCCCGGAACCGCTCAACCACACACTCACCGATTTTGACACCCTTTGCCATCCCGCGCTCCTTTCACGCTATGCTTTTTCAATCCCCCATTTTAAGGTCTGGGGAAGACCCCGACGCTCCCTGTCGGGGTTTCTGCGACCTATATAGTTCAGCGGTTCAAGTTGAAATACCAGCGCGCTTCCAGCGCCTCACTGTTTGTCTCGTACACAACTGCGCCTTTCCGATTGCGCACTGTGCTGAAGAACTGCTGCATCTGCTCTGTGGTGAAACGATCACCTGTGCCGTGACCGCCGTCCCACACCAACCACTGGCCATCTGACCACTGGCGGCATGACAAAACCCAGCCTTTGGCGAACCGCCGGACGCTGAGGCCCAACGCCTTAAAGTACTCGTTGAGCGCCTTCGCATCCTTGACCGAAACCTGAAACCACCGATTGTCTTTGCTGGCCATGACTGATGCTCCTTTTCTGAACTGATCCTTCACACAATGAGCGCCGAGGGGGAGTCGGACCCCCATTGTCAGGCCCGGCCCAGCGCACGTATGTACCAACGCTGAAAGCAGGAACGATTGCTCCTGCCCTCAGCGTTGGTAGGTCCGGCTTAGCCGGACCTTACCAACTTAATCCCAGTAGTGGCTGGCGATCAGATCGACCAGCGCGTCTTCCAGCGTCCGACCGTCACATGACCGACCGGGTGAACTGAACTCATATCCCCCGCCGTGCCATCGACTGGGCATCCACACCGACACCTGATTCAGCCGATAACCATCGACCGGCTCGTATCCTTCTGAGGACAGCCACATCTTTTCCTGCTTGAAACTGAAGTATACAATGCCCTCATCGCCATCCTTGTTCACGAACCGAACTTTCATGAGGTCACCGATGCCCTCGCCCACGACCGTGAAAGGAACATTGGCTGCCCTGACCGCCGCCAACTTTTCCGCCCACGCTGCCTCCTTGGCCTCGCGCTGCATCGACTTCGCTGCCAGCACTTCCTTGTTGACTGCACGCTGCGCCTCAACATCGTCACAATAGTGCCACCAACTGCGCCCGCCAATCTCCTTTCCTGACTGGCGGTTGATGCGAACTTCCTGGCTGCGACCTTCGACCTTGGCCGTGATCTGCGTCTTCGTGATCTTCACGACCTGACCGATGTACTGGTACTTGTCCCAACCGCTGGCGATATAATCGCCGACCTCGACCTCATCCATTCTCTTGCCGTACATTGTGCTGCTCCTTTCAAGCAAACCTTTATCGTCACCCACAAGCGCTCAAACCATATGCTTGAACGCTTGTGGGTGACAGGCTCATTTGAGCCTGCCCCAAAATCCCTGCCTTGCATTGGCCCATCGCTGTACTCTCGCTCTTGCCGGATTTGCACCGTCTGGGCTTGCTTTTTGGCTCCTCTTCGGCTTGTGCAATCACACTCTCCGGCTTCTTTTCTCTGACCGCCGTATCATCACCTTCTCGCGGGCTTGTTGTTTTGTTTCCGCTACCCTGTGATGACCGCTTGCCGTCTCCGGGCTTCCTGCACTTGCCTCTGATTTGCTTTTGTTAATGTTCAATCATTTGAACATATGATACACCAGAAACGACTACCTGTCAACCGACTGCTTCTTTCCCTTACAACTTATTAACAACTTCGCTACTGTCGCCCAGCCTCGCCCCATGCCATGCGCGCAGGTCCTCCATATATATGAAGTACTCCCCGCCGGGCGTCACATACGCATCCAGCCCGCCGCTCTGCACATTGCGCAGAATGGTCCGATAGTGCCGGCCCGTCAGCAGCGCTGCCTGCTCCACCGTCACAAACTCCGAAAGCCACGTCGCCAAAAGCGCCCTAATCATCCGTCTCTCCCTCCTGGAAAAACTTGCTCACCTCTATCCCGTGCTCTGCCAACAAACCAATATCCCCCGCGCTGGCTGCCGCCACACTATCAGGTATGGCCTGGCCCCAGCGCCGCGCCGCACTACTTACCACTTTCACCGCCTGGGATATCGCATAAGCGCGCAGCGGCGCGTCATGCGCGTACCGCGCCCGGAGCCGCAACTGCTCCGCTTCCGGCCACATCAACCACCGCAAATAATCCGCCGCAAACTTCAACGAGAGCCGAAGCGCGCTCTCCCCGGCCAACCTGCGCTGCCGACCAATCGCATCATCTCGCGCCATCTTTTCTGCACCTTCCTCCATATATATGCACTACATTGTACACCATAACCCGCTTTGGGCATATATCAAAGCGCCATTGCGCCCATTGCTTATTTCACGTAAACCTGATATACTGTGCGCAAATCCGCACCTCAGGAGCAAAACATCACATGGCCGAGCCGCGCCCCACAACCATTATTGCCCCCGACGCTGACGACAAGCGCTACAAGATCGTCTCCGATCTCGAACCGCTTCTGGTGCCCATCGACGCCATCGCGGTCGATCCCACCAACGCCCGCGCGCACCCGCCGGGCAACATCTCGGCCATCGCTGGCTCGCTCAATCGCTACGGCCAACGCAAACCTATCGTCGTCAACCGCCGCGACAACACCATCGAGGCCGGCAATGGCACCTGGGACGCGGCCAAGCTCATCCGCTGGACACACATCGCCGTCGTCTTTGTCGATGACGACCCGCACGCCGCCACCGGCTACGCGCTCGCGGACAACCGCACCACCGACCTCTCCTACTGGGACACGGAAATCTTAGCCGACCTGCTCAAGTCCCTCGACCTCAGCGATGCCAACGCTGCCGCATACGCCGATGTGGGCTTCGACGAACAATTCGTCCGCACCATCCTCGACGCTGCCGACCTCATCGATCTCGATGCCATGGAACAAAAACTTGGCGCACTCGACGCTGAAGACATGCTGCCCTTCCTGCGCATCCAGACCACCGAAGAGGGCGTCGCCCTGTACGAATCCCATATGCGCACCGCGCCCGCCCATAACCCAATCCACAAGTTCGTCCAGATTATGCAGGCCGTCGATCCACATATCCTATCCGAGATGGAAGCAATCGATGACGAAGAAATCCCAGACGCCTGAAACAACCAGGCCGCCCTTTCGCATCCTGATCTCCTTCCATACCTGGCGCAACCGCGATCTTGACGCGCTCTTCGGACCCATCACCCAGAGGTTCGATCTCGATGTCTTTGCCGATAGCGGCGCATTTTCGGCCTGGACTATCGGCGCGCCCATCCAGGTCGAAGAATACGCCGCCTGGCTTAAGCGCTGGTCGCACTGGTTCGCTGCCGCCGCCAACTTAGACGTCATCTCCACCTTGCCCACCGCCGGCTTCCTCGAAGGGCATCGCAACTTCCAATGGCTTCAGGACCAGGGCCTGCATCCCATCCCCGTCTTCCACGCTGGTGAGCCACAGGACCGCCTCTACGAATACATCGAAACCTATCCCTATATTGCCCTGGGTGGCCTGGTGGGCGCAAAGCCACGCAACCGCGGCATGTTGCGCTTCTTCGTCAACGCCTTTAAATATGCCCAAAACCACTCCCCCAACACCTGTTTCCATATGTTCGGCCTCACTGACTGGCGCATCGCCCATCTCTATCCCTGGTTCTCCACGGACAGCACGTCGTGGATCGCGCCGGTCCGCTTCGGCGACATAAAAGTCTTCGATCCCGTCACGGGCATTATGATGGCTGGCAAGTCGCGCAATATCATGCGCGCCGGCAAGAAGAAGGTCAACATCTTTCTCAGGTGGATGGCACGGCACAATATCGACCTCGCCTCTACCGTGGACCGCAGCAAGCAAAGCTCCTACGACCTCTGCTACATGGGCGCGCTCGCCTATCTTGAAGCGGAGGCCTGGGTGCGCGCCAAGCGCCCCACCATGCCCGTGCCCGCCCCTTACACCGGACACGCCGGCCCCAAGGTCTACATGGTCCACTCGGCCACCACCTATTTCTCCGAGCATATGCGCGCCGTCGAGCGCCTCTGCGAGGAAGGCACCATCCATGTGTAGCATCTGCGGCTTTATCACCACCCAGCCCACGCCTGAACTCCACGACGCCTTCCTGCGCACTTTTGCCCGTTCTGCCGAGCGCGGGCGCGACAGCCACGGCATGGTGGGCGGCCCCCACCCCGACGCAAGTTGGGGCCACCCCTTCGCCCTACGCCGGCCTGGCCCCAGCACCGGCATCGACGAAACCTACAGCCTCGGCCCCGCGCCCACCTGGGTTATTGCCAACTGCCGCGCCGAACCCACCACCGAATACGTCGCCGCCAAAACCGACGACCTCATTCCGCCTTTCGTCACGCCCGCCGGCACCGCCGTCACGCACAACGGCACCATCGCCAACGACAAAGAACTCGCCGCCGCGCTCAACCTGCCCCCGCTCCCCATCGACAGCATGGTCATCGGTCCCCTCATCGACCGTTACGGCATCCACAACGCCCTTGCCCAACTGGTCGGCTCCTACGCCCTCGCTGTCCACGCGCCCGACGGCACTCTCTACCTCGCCTGCAACTACAAGCCCATCTTTATCAAGCGCCTGCCCAACGCCTACATCTTTGGCTCCCTCGAAGCCCACCTGCGCGAAGATTGGCTGGACAACATTGTCCAACTCCCACCTTACTCCCTCACCACCATCGCGCCCGACCTCACCCTCAGCACACAAACCCTGCGCCCACCCATCCCAGCCCGCCGCGCCCTCGTCATCTGCTCCGGCGGCCTGGACAGCGCCGTCGTCGCCACACACTACGTCCGCCTGGGTTATGACACCACCCTTCTGCACTTCACTTACGGCTGCCGCGCCGAGACGCGCGAGCGCGAGGCCGTCAACGCCCTCGCCGCCCATCTCCAGTGCGCCGCCCGCTTCATCGATATGCGCACCCTTTTCCGCGCCGACATTGGCCACTCGCGCCTCACCGATACCGCCGCCGATCTCATGACCGAGCGCGGCGGCGAGCGCAGCGCTGAACTTGCCTACGAATGGGTGCCCGCGCGCAACCTCATCTTCTCCAGCGTTGCCCTGGCCTACGCCGAGGCGCACGGCTTCTCCACAATTGCCCTGGGCAACAATCTCGAAGAGAGCGGCGCATACCCCGACAACGAGATGATCTTCACGCTCAAGTTCGCCGATCTCGTGCCCAACGCCGTCAACCTCAACGCCCAAATCGCCATCGAGCAGCCGGTGGGTAACCTCACAAAGCATGAAATCGTCCGCCTGGGCCTCGAACTCGATGCGCCCTTACACCTCACCTGGTCCTGTTACGAAAATGGCCCCACCCACTGCGGCACGTGCGGCTCATGCCATCTGCGCCGCCACGCTTTCGCACACAACCACACGCCCGATCCTGTCCCATACCGGGAGGCGTCATAATGCACCTTCTTGCCATTGGCCACTTTGGATATCACGAAGAAACCATCACATTGCCCATTCTCAACGCGCTGGAGCGCCTGGGCGCAACCCTGCACCGTGTCGGCGGCGACTTTGCCTTCTTCCTGCCCGAAAACTTCGCCGATCAGCCCCGTCACTGGCTCGCTGGCCTCCCCGACGCCCTCGATATCTACGACGCACTTCTTTTCCTCGACTACTGGCATATGGGCGTCCCCATGTACCTCTATCGCAGTATCGACCGCACATCCACGCCACCCTTCCTCGGCATCGGCCACGGCTCGGCCTACATCGACGGCGATCTATGCCTTCGCATCCCGCACGCGCGCGACTACGAGGACTTCCTCTGGCGTATCTATGACGCCGTGACTTTCCCGCCCTCCGATCTCGTCCGGCGCAGCATGCCCGACCACGCGCAGCGCAAAATCCACTATGCGCCCTACCCCATCGACCACTTCCTCAACGAGCAACCCCAATTCACCTACGCGCCCAAAATCTACCACGTCTCGCGCTGGCGGCCCGATAAGGGCAGCGACCGCTTTGCCAACTTCGCCCAGTACGCTGCCACCACTGCCCCATCCGAAGTCACCTTCGCCGCCACCGGTCTGGAAACGCCGCTCCATAACATCAAACCGCTGGGGTGGCTCACCCCGGACCAACTCCGCCAACTCGCCCGCGCCGGCGGCTACTTCATCTGCGACGCGCGCCAGGAAATCTTCCCCAACGCCGTCGTGCGCATGTTTGCATACGGCCTCACCCCTCTCTACCGCGCCGACAACCTCGCCTACTCCGCCCTGCATCTCCCCGAACGCCTCGCTTTCACCTCCTACGACCACGCCCTCCAACTCGTTGCCGACCGCACCCTGGCTACGCCCGACGACTGGGCCGCCTTCCGCGCTCAGCACGCCGACAACGCCACCCAACTCGCGCAAACCATCCTCGCCGCCGCCCAACTCCAGCCCCAGCCGGAGCAATCCCGCCCCGATATACATCGGGGCCACACTGCGCCCCCACGCAAAAACACCCCAACTTCGGCAAACCGGAGCGGGGGTGCTTCTGACCCACACAAGGTGGGGTTTTGGGGGGGTATGGTATAATGATAGCAGGAGATGAGGAAAACTGCAATGTACCGGATCGCCAAGGAATTCCACTTCAGTGCGTCGCACCAACTGCTCAACCTGCCCGACGAGCATCCCTGCACGCGGCTCCACGGCCATAACTACCGCGTCATTCTCGAACTCGGCGCGGAGCGCCTCAACGCAGCCGGGTTCGTTATCGACTTCGGGGACCTCAAGCCCTTTAAGGACTACATCGACGACACGCTCGATCACCGCCACCTCAACGACATCTTCGGCCCTGACGTCTCGCCCTCCGCGGAAAACATCGCCGCCCATCTATTCGACGTGGCGCTGCACCTGTTCGGTCCCATCACACTCAGCGTGACCGTCTACGAGACAGAAAAGGCATACGCGCGCTATGGACCAGCCGATTAAATACCCTATCAATCACCTATATCGCACCATCCAGGGCGAGGGCAAGCTCACCGGCACGCCAATGGCCCTGCTGCGCTTCCAGGGCTGCGCGGTGGGATGCCCGTTTTGTGTCGATGGTGACACGCCTGTACTTATGGCAGACTGGACCTCCAAGCCCATCCGAGAAATCCAGATTGGCGATGAGGTAATGTCCTATGGCGGCAAGCGTGCATATGTTGTTTCGCGCGTCATCGATACTTCGCAACGAGTTAATGAACCCACTGTAGAGGTTTGCACCGATATGGGATCGGTGATCTGTACTCCAGATCATGTTTTCCATGTGAATAAGCATAAAAGTATGGTCAGAAAGATGCCTGCCGGTGATCTTACGGGTGTATGGATCAAACGATCTCGGCTTGGCAACTATTCTCCCTGGCCATCTACTGAAGATTATCTTCGTGGATATCTCATGGGTGCATATGCGGGCGATGGCTCTTCATCGAAGTGGGGAGGGTATACAAAAATCTATTGGCAGGTCACTGATCTGGATTTCGCTGAATGCTTGCGTGATCTTGTCAATAGGTTTGGCCGAAATACCAACGTGACCAAATCGAAGCGCAAAACGTCGGCGGGTAAAACTGTTTATCGAGTTTCCTGCGCAATTACGGACCTTGAGTTCATTATGGACTATCCTCAAACACTTGAGGAACGTCGGGGCTATGTAGCTGGGTTTTTTGACGCTGAAGGCTCGGCGTCGAAATATCAGATTACGATATATCAGCAGGATGATAAACTTTTGCATCGAGTTAATGCTATGCTCCGAGATTTTGGTTTTGACCCACACTGGTCCGCTTCTCAGATTGACCCGCGCAATGGCAAAAAGATGTATGGGTTGCGTGTTACGGGCGTAGATGAGTGTGAGCGTTTCTTTGCTGTATTTACGCCGGTAATCCGCCGCAAACAAAATAAGGGACGGGGAAAGCCGGGACAGTTGCAAGCAATGCTGGTAGATGAAGTCAGGCCAGTTGCTTCGCGTACTGTTTATAATCTCATGACGACAAAGGGAAATTTCTTTGCCAATGGGTTTCTCGTTGACCAATGCGATACGCGCGAAACCTGGCCGCTCGCTATGGCCAACGAAGTCGCCTCCCTGGACGCGCTCTACGAGCACAAGGCCGCCGCCGGTGCCCCCACCCCGACAGACGTCGGGGCCACTCCGCACTACGTCTACCTGACCCCCAACCAATTGCTCACCGAGATCACGTCGCGCTTCCGCGACCTGCCCTACATCATGGTCACGGGCGGTGAGCCGGCCAACTATGACCTCGGCCCGCTCGTGCGCATCTTTCACGAAAACACTGACCGCTTACTTACTATCGAAACCTCTGGCACGGCACTGGGTCACATCGACGCTGACTTCGACTGGGTCGTCGTCTCGCCCAAGTTCGATATGCCGGGCGGCTTGCCTGTGCTGCGCTCCGCTCTGCTTGCCGCCGCCCGGCCTCACGGCGAACTAAAATTGCCCATCGGCAAGCGTGCCCACTACGACATTTTCATCGAGCGGATGCACCAACTCGGACTCGACCCTGCCGACTTCGATATCGCACTCCAGCCCCTCTCGCAAAGCGCCAAGGCCACCCAAACCTGCCTTGAACTCTGCTACGCACACGGACACCGCCTCAGCATCCAGATTCACAAGTACATAGGAGTCGCCTGATGGCACAACTCGACCTCGCCGGCCTGCAACTTGTCGCTGAGAACCTGCTCATCCTGCTGGGTGAAGACCCCAATCGCGAGGGGCTGCGCGAAACGCCGCGCCGCATCGCGCACTGGTATGACGAGTTCATCAACTACGACCCCGGCAACACCGAGGTCACCTTCGAGGCCGTCACCACCGATCAACTCGTCGTCGTCACCGGCATCCGCGTCTACTCATTATGCGAGCACCACATGCTGCCCTTCTGGGCGGACATCAGCATGGGTTACCTCGCCGCCAACCGCGTGCTCGGCCTCTCCAAGTTCGCGCGCATCGCGCACAAGCACGCCCACCGGCTGCAAATCCAGGAGCGGCTCGTCAGCGATATCGCGGACGAAATTTGCGCCCTGGCCCAGACCGAAAGCGTCGCCGTCCTCGCGCGCGGCTTCCACCTCTGTATGGCCATGCGCGGCGTGCGCACACCCGCCACCATGACGACCTCGGCCCTGCGTGGCATGTTCCGCGCTGACGCCGACCTGCGCCACGAGTTCCTGTCCCTGTGCCAGCTTAATAATGAGGTAAGACCCTGACCTATGTCGCGCCACGACACGTCCCTCGCACCCATAACCGACCTCCAGGAGCCGTTCTGGGAACGCCAGACGGACCACACCGGCAAACTCGAACCTACCCTGTGGTATGACCGTTTCCAGAATTATTACCTCTTTGTGGGCACGGAGCGGTCTAAGCACGGCGCTTATAATATGTGGCGCAAAGAACAAGGTAAGCCGCCGTCTAAGAGCCTTACCAGAGCCTGGAAGGTCATTATGGCGCGGTGGCGCTGGGACGAACGCGCGGAGGCCTGGGATAACTACCAGCGCCAACTGGACCTCGCACGCTGGCAGGAGCGCCGTGACGCTATCCGCGAGAAGGAATTCGAACTCGCCGACCGCCTGTTCGAGCAGGCTCTGGCTATGTCGCGCTGGCCCATCGGCCAGCCCCAGCGCATCGTCAACGAGGATGGCACGGTCACGGTCATCAACCCCACCGACAAGTGGACCAAGGCCGACGCTGCGCGCTTTGCCAAGATCGCCTCGGACCTCTCGCGCCGCGCCGCCGGCATTACTGATGATACCCCCACCGGTGCTGTCGTGGTGCCCATTATCATTGTTCCGTCCAGCAGTGCCGGTCACTTCGAGCGCCAGCCGGGCGATATCGTGCTCGGTGACATTCTGAGCGACACGCCCATATCTCGCTTCCCTGACCCAGGTCGGAGCAACGGCGCACGCCCGGACGATGACGATTTCGAGGATGACGATGACGATTGATCAGGTCCGCGCTTACTGGGACCGCCGGCCGTGCAACCTGCGTCACAGCGCGGCCCCGCTCGGCTCCCGCCAATATTTCGACGAAGTGCGCGCCCGCAAGTACTTCGTGGAGCCGCACCTGCCCGCCTTTGCCGACTTCCCACGCTGGACAAACAAGAACGTACTCGAAGTGGGCTGCGGCATGGGCACGGTCGCTATCGACTTCGCCCGCGCGGGCGCTAACATCTTTGCCATCGACCTTTCACCGCGCGCCATCGACCTGGCCCAACTCCAGTCGACCGCATATGCGGTGCCGATCCCGTGGGGATGCGGCAACTACGAAGAACTCACGCATGTCTGGGAAGGCCAGTTTCACCTCATCTTTTCGTGGGGCGTCCTGCACCACACACCCAACCCTGACGCCGCCCTGCGTAACATGCACCGAATGCTGCGGCCTGACGGCGAACTGCGCCTCATGCTCTACCACCGCTACACGCCCAAAACCCTCCTCATTGCCCTTGGCCTGGCGCAGTCTGAGGCCCAGCGCGGCGTGCCCATCGCGCGCACTTACTCCCGCCACACAGCCCGCGCCCTGATCGTGCGCCATGGCTTCACCATCACCGACATCCACGTTGACCACATCTTCCCCTGGCGCGTCCGCGACTACGTCCAATACCGCTATGTCAAGGCGCTGCCCTGGCGCATTCTGCCGCCTGCCCTCTTCCGCGCCCTCGAACACCGCTTTGGGCAGCATCTCCTGATTACCGCGCGCCGGTCGCAGCCATAATGCCTTCACCTCGGAGTAACGCAGTACTGGCGCATCGTCTCCCTGCCGGCCCGCACTACGCCATTTTCGACCCGGATAGCGCGCTCACGTCGCAGAACCGCTTCATGGCTCTCTTTAACCCAGAAGTAATGCACTCCGGCGCATTCGGCTCCGGCAAGACGCGCGCCCTTTGCCTCAAGGCGCTCCAACTCTCCCTCCTGTGGGCGGGCAACCGCGGCCTCCTCGCACGCAAGACCCTCACCTCCCTGGAAGCCACCACGCTCCAAACCCTGCTCAAACCCGACGGCGCGCTGCCGCCGGTTATCCCGCCGGAACTGATCGCCAACCACAGCTACAAGTACCGCACCATCACGCTCACCAACGGCTCGGAAATTCTCTACGGCGGCGTCAAATCTTCCTCCGGCGACACATCATGGATCAACTCCCTGAACCTGGGCTGGGCCGCCGTCGATCAGGCCGAAGAACTCACCTACGACGAGTGGCGGCTGGTCCAGGGCCGCCTGCGCCATGACACACCCAAAGTGCGCCAGCTGCTCGGTGCGTGCAACCCACGCCACCCTGGCCACTGGATCTACCAGCGCTTCTTCGTGGAGCGCGCGCCCGGCACCGCCGTCGTCACCTCGCGCACCATCGATAACCACTTCCTGCCCGAGGATTACCTGGAGCGGCTGCGCTCGTTCACCGGCCCGTTCTACGAGCGCTTCGTGCTGGGTCGCTGGGTCGGCCTCGAAGGCCTGGTCTACCCGCACTTCGACCCGCTCGTCCACGTCATCGACGCTTTCCCCATCCCCCATTCGTGGACGCGCTACCGCGCCATCGACTTCGGCTACCAAAACCCCTTCGTGTGCCTGTGGGCTGCGGTCGCCCGCGCGGAGAACCCAGCCCATCTGCCTGAAGGCAGCATTATCATCTACCGCGAACTTTACCACGCGCGCCAAAAGATCACCGACCTGGCCGACCGCGTGGCTGACCTCAGCGCCGAAGAGCGCTATGCTGCCACCTTTGCTGACCATGACGCCGGCGACCGCGCCGTCCTCGCGGCGCGTGGCATCGATACGCAACCCGCCGTCAAGGATGTCACCCTTGGCATCCAGCGCGTGGCCGATTACTTGGGCAACCCACCCGAAGTTGCCCCGCGTCTCTACTTCTTCAGCGACGCCTTGGTACACCGCGATCAGGGCCTCGTGCTCGACCCGCTCACGGGCGAGAAGCGCTTCGCGCCCACTTCCACCACCGAAGAATTCCAATTCTACCGCTGGGCGCAGCCCTCCGAGGCGCGCAACGCCAGGGAAGAACCAATCAAAATTCATGACCACGGTATGGACGCCCTGCGCTACTTACTGTACACTATGGATAGGCCCGCCGCCCTGCCCGCCACCGCCAAGGCCATAAATCTATATCCAACCGCGCCCACCCGCGCGCGCCGGAGGCCAGTACAATGAACGTAACGCTCCCCATGCAGGAACTGCCCGTCTCGGACATCATCGGGCGCACGGCGTCCACATTCGAGACACTCAACCTCTACACGTACCGCACGTCTGTTGACTGGACGAAGGCCGACCATCGATTCTGGGACCGCCTGCGCTGGGGGCACGAGCGCGGCTATGAACTGGGCGGCCTGCACGCCCAGGCGATTAACCGCATTACGGCCTCCTGGGTGCTGGGCGCGGGCGTGGATGCGGAACTCGATACCGAAACCGAGTCGCCCGCCGCCGACTACACCAATGACCTGCTGCGCCGTTTCTTCAGCGTTTACCTCAACCTGATGCTCACGACCTACGAAGACAGCCTGGGCCTGGGCGACAGCTTCTTGATCGTCAACCAGAGCGACGCCTCGCTCACGATGGTGCCGCCCGATCTGGTCACGATCCAGACCGACCCCATCGACTACCGCCAGGTCATCGCGTACCAGATCGACAGCCAGCCCGCCACCGGCGTCATGGTGCGCGACATCTACACTGCCGAGAAGCGCGATCTCACCATCACCATTGGCAACGAGGTTTCCAACTTCGTTTTTCCCAACCTGATCGGGCGCATTCCCGTGGTCCACTTCGCCAACGACCGCGCGGCCAACGAAATCTGGGGCCGGCCCCAGGTCAGCGCGCTCCTTGCTCTCTTTGGCGAGTACAACGACGTGATCGAGAAAGCCCTCGGCGGCGTCAAGCGCATGTCCAACCCGGTCGCCACTTTCGAGGGCGTGGACAACCCGCAGCAGGTGCTCAAAGCCAACTCCACGCGCACGGAAGATTACACCGACCCCGACGGCGACACCCAAACCTACTACGTCATTGACTGGGCGCGCCAGGCTGTCATTGCCGTGGGCGGCAACGGCTCGTTCAATTTCAAAGGCCCGTCCCCGTTCACTGACGACGCGCGCCGTATGCTCGAAATTCTGTTCCTGCTCATGCTCCAGCGCTCGCAAATCCCAGAGTGGGTCTGGGGCGGCGCAATCGCGTCCTCCAAGGCCTCGGTGGACGCCCAGCTGCCTGCCTTCGTCCACTTCGTCGAGGGCCGCCGGCACATGCTATCGGGCCGCGCCGCTGACGACATTCTAGGCGTCACCGCTGAGGGCGGCCTGTACTCGCTGGCCGACATCTGGCTCCGCACGCGCGCGCTCACCGACCCGCAGGTCATGCTCGCCCCCATCCACCTCGCATTTCCGCCCATCACCGAAGAGGACCTGGAACTGCGCCTCAAGCAGGTCCAGTTTGCCTACCAGGAGAATCTGCTCCAGCGCGCCACCACGCTGGGCTTGCTCGACCTGGTCGAGAACCCTGAGGCCGAAGCTGCGAAGGCTTTGGACGAGGACGATCTCATGTTCGCACGCGGCCAGGAGCGCCAGTCCGCCTTTCTGGACAATGCGATGGCACGCGCCAAGCGCAACGAGGACGATGGGCCGCCGCCTGCCGACGACACCGACGACGAGGAAGATTAGTGCCACAGACCACGACGGGCACGCAGGTCCTGTACCGCGCCCTGAGCGCGCTCAACCACCGTGAGGGCGCGGCCCTGTTTCAGCCCGCCACCGCGCGTCTGGCACAGCTGCTGGCCCGCTTTGCGGACCGCAACGACCTCATTCCGCCCCAATCCGTTACCCCGCTGCGCCAGCTGGCCGGTGACGCCATCTCTGCCCTCTTCGTCGCGCCCACGCCCTTCTCGCCCTATCCCGATGGGCGCGCCCCATATACGCCAGGCACGGCTGAGCCACTCGCGCCCTTCGCCCGCCTCCTGAACGGCTTGATCGCCCAATCCGTTGCCGCCCTCATACGTGGGCACCAGACCCAGATGGCGCGCACGTTGCCGCCGCTCACGTACCGCTGGCTGACCTCCGCACGCACGCCCGCCGAATTGCCCATCGCGGAGCAGACCCCGACTTCAGTCGGGGAGGCCCCAGCCTATTTCGCCACCCGCCTGCTCAACCAAGCCTACCTGACCCAGTACCGCCCCTTCCACGAGTGGGTCGATCCGTCGGGCTACCGCCTCAGTGACCGCATCTGGCGCACGGGTGCAGCTGTGCGTGACAAGGCCGACCGCTACCTGACCGACAGTATTGGGCGCAACACGCCGGCGCTCCAGATGTCGCGCGATCTCGAACAGTTCCTGCTGCCCACGCGCGCCAACCTGCGCACGCGCCGGCCTTACGGCACCAATGCCAGTTTCGACGCCATGCGCCTGGCGCGCACGGAACTCATCCACGCGTACAGCACAGCGCAACAACTGGCTGCCACCACAAACCCATTCGTCACTGGCATGGATTGGGCGCTCTCCGCCGCCCACCCGCGCGTTGACATCTGTGACGATATCGCTACCATTGGCATGAGCGGCGAGCGGCTGCGCCCGCCCTACCCCGTCGAGTCCTGCCCCATCCCCGTCCAGGCAAGCCACCCGCAGTGCCTATGCTTCCTACTCCCTTACATCGATAATACCCAGGAGCCAACCGAGGCCCTGGTCGAACTCCATGCCAGTGGCGCGCCGCCCCCACTTACGCCGGCGGCCCCGTTCCCGTTCTTGCAACTCCTGCTCGGCGCATACCTGGGCCGGCAGGCCTACCGCTACCTGAACCGATCCGGTAACACCATCGAACCGATCCTCACGCCTGAAGGAGAATTTGTCTAATGCACACCATCGTTATCGCCGGCGCGGGTGGCTTCATTGGCGGCGCACTCGTGCACACGCTGGCCCGTCTGCACCCAGACACCACAATCCGTGCTGTGGATAAGAAACCCTTGCCTGAGTGGCACCGCCTGCCGCACTTGCCCAATACCGAGTGCCTGTGTCTGGACCTCGCCCAGCCCGACGCCTGCCACATCGCCACGCGCAACGCCACCGAGGTCTATAACCTGGCCGCAGACATGGGCGGCATGGGCTACATTTCTAATTACCGCATCGCCTGTATGCGTAATGTCCTGATCAATACCAATCTGATCGAAGCGGCCTACCGCGCGGGCGCATCCACTTATTTCTTTGCGTCCTCGGCGTGCGTCTACAACACGGCCCTGCAAGCCGATCCAAACGCCGTTGCCCTCAAAGAAAGCGACGCTTACCCCGCCCTGGCCGAGCGCGGCTACGGCTGGGAGAAACTCTACGCCGAAATGCTCTGCCAGGAGTACTACCACGAGCGGGGCCTGCGCACTTACATCGCGCGCTTCCACAACATCTACGGCCCCTACGGCACGTGGCGCGGGGGCCGCGAGAAAGCGCCCGCCGCGCTATGCCGCAAGGCGCTGGCTGTCCTGCACGGCGACGCCGACCACGTCCCTATCTGGGGCGATGGCACCCAGGAACGCAGTTATACCTACATCGACGACTGCATCACCGGCATTCTCAAAATCGTCGCGTGCCCGGCCCTGATCGCCACACCCGTCAATCTTGGCTCCGACGAACTCATCTCGGTCAACGGCTTGCTTGATATCATCGAAGCCATCGCGCAGCCGCCCCAACCCTTCGCGCGCCGCTACGAACCCGCCCAACCCACGGGCGTACAGCGCCGCAACAGCGACAACACTTTTATTCGCGCCACACTCGATTGGGCACCCGGCGCGCCCATCGCTGAGGGCCTCTCCCCCACTTACACCTGGATTGCCAAACAATACAACCAGGCCGGACAGGCCGGAGGCCCCAATGCGGACGGGAACCCGCCGTAATACCGCCACCCATTTTACTGTAACACCAAGCAAACCCTCACCACCTCATACTTGCCCCTGACGCAAACAACCGCCCTGAGGGAGGACGGCTGCTTGTGGCACTTTCATGCCGGGTTGTGGGTTGCCTACATTATATAGCACTCTCCCCTATTTGCAAATTGCCACACACTGTGATACAATTTTGCAAACCTTCACAAGGAAAGGAGCCTATCATGTCTGACCAAACTTCGCCCGCGGACACGTTCGATATTCTCGTCCTCGCCCTGCCTGACGTCATGCACCACGAGCCGTGCGTCGTGTGCGGCGGCAATCACTGCGACTACCTCATCACCTTCCTCGAAGATGGGGCGGTTGACGGCGAGGCCGAACCCTACCACCGTGCCTGCTTCCTCGAACTCGCGCGCCAGGCAGAGCAGTCCCTCGCCCAAAGCGGACTGGCCAACCCTAACCAGTCCTTCGTGGATTACCTCAAGTCCCTCCTACCCGACGCCGACACGCCCGCCGATACGCCGCCCGCCAAAACCACCTGGCAGGGGCGCGAACTGCCCATCCCGGTCAAAGTCTGGGACGGCGACGACTACGAAACCTATCTCGGCACAGGCCAACTCGTCGCTTTCGTCACCACCTATGCTATCAACGCGCCCGGCGCGCTGATCTCCTATGGCAACGCCGAAGAACCCATCCCGCCTGACCTCCAGGCCATCTCGAAGTATCCTATTGTCGAAATCCACAACAATCCCAAGATCGTCATGGATGCCTCCGGCGCGATCAAATATGGCTGCCAGGTCTACTGGAGCGTCATCGCCGAAACCGAAAAGGAGTAACCATGTCCACCATGATCCGCCCTTGCACATGCCAGCACTATTTCCAGGACGCTCGCTACGGCTTGCATAACCGCATCCACAACCAGTGCAAGCGCAAGGAAGGCTCTTCGCGCACCCGCTGGCGCTGCACAGTATGCGGCGCGGTCAAAGAAGGGCTGGCCGGTGAACGGCAATAAGCTCTACTGGGCCTACCCGGTCACGCGCAAGGAAGAATCTTACTTCGTGCTCTCGGATAAAATGGCGTGGGCGCTGCGCCGGCGCGGCTTTACCGTCACGCCGCTCTCCGCCGCCTACTTCGACACCACCCCCACAACCCACGTCGCCCTTGCCCACCCAGATATCGGCGCAATTCCCACCGTCGCCGCCGGCACGCCCGGCTTCATGACGCTCAAACTGGGCCGGGTCTGGGGCCTCACCATGTACGAAAGTACCCGCCTCCCAACGCGCTGGGCACCCACGCTCCTGCGCCACTGTGAGCGCATCCTTGTCCCATCACCCTGGTGTGCCGTCATCTTCCGCGATAACCTCACCGATTACATGGAAAGCCATACCGACCAGTTCAAAGTCCCGATCCTGCCGCCTATCCACGTCGTCCCGCTCGGCATCGATGCGGCTCAGTTCCGTTATACTCAGCGCCCCAACCGCGATACGTTCACTTTCCTCTGCATTGCCGACCGGGGCAACCGCAAGGGCTTTGACCTCGTGCTCCAGGCCTTCTACAAAGTGTTTGGCGGCCCGGACCAGACGCCTGACGTGCGCCTCATCTTCAAGATGATCGAGACGCCGCAAAGCATCCTGCACTTCGTCACTCACTTCCCCGACCGCCGCGTCCGCACCTGGCGCGAGAACCTGGACGACATTGCGGAACTCCTATATATCGCCGATTGCTTCCTCTTCCCATCCCGCGGCGAGGGCTACGGCCTCTGGCCGCGGCAGGCTGCCGCTACCGGTCTGCCGGTCATCTGCTCCGACTGCACGGGCATGGCCGACGAGGCCAAAAACTGGGCGCTCACACTCAACGGCACCTGGGTCGCCGCCTCCACCGAAGGCTACGACGGCAAACAATTCCAGCCCAACCTGGACGAACTCTGCACCCATATGCGTTGGGTCTATGACCAGCGCGCCCACGCCAGGGAGTTCGGCTACCGCGCCTCTAGCTGGGTACACGAGCACGTCACCTGGGACCATGCTGCCGACGCTTTCATCCAACTCTTCAACCAGGTCGCCGAGGACACACGCCGATCGTTCTCGTTCCCCGTCGCCAGCGCCTCAACTACAACAGAACCGCCCAAACCCAAGCCCAAACGGAGCCGCCGCTATGCCGCCAAATAACCTATATGAGCCATACGCTTATGGCCATGTCCAGCTAATCGTCCGCGCCAATGCCACACAAGGTTATGGCCTTTGGGATCGCGGCATCGTGCGCGAGATCCACAACGCCTATCCCTGGGACCTCATCACCCAATACTTGCCCCCCAACACACGTCTCGTCGTCGATCTCGGTGCGCATATTGGCGCATTCTCGCTGCGCGCCCACCATGACTTCCCCAGCGCGATCTATCTCGCGGTCGAGCCGGAACCCGACAACTTCGCCCTCCTCCAGCG